AACGCCGGCGGGTTTTTGCGACCAAGGGGCAAGCCGGCGGCGGGCGGCCTCTTACGCGCATATCAAAAGTAAAATTCAAAAAAACCGGCTTAAAGCTATACATTATCGGAGTCGACACGGCAAAAGACGCGCTTTTCGCTCGGTTGACGATCGACAAGGCCGGTCCGAAGTATTGTCACTTTCCCGAACATTATCCCGAGGACTATTTCAAACAGTTGACGGCCGAACGGGTTTTCACGAAAAAGCGAAAAGGCGTTTCGGTCCGCGAATACCGGAAAACATATCAACGAAACGAGGCGCTTGATTGCCGGGTCTACAACATGGCGGCGCTTTCCATCCTTAACCCATTATGGGACAAGCTAAAGGCAAAAAGTCCCGACAGCGAGGGAGTGGCGGCGAATGACAAAACAAAAAACGATAAGGTCGACAAGGAAAACCGGCAAACAATCCGGCGGGTTTCGTCGCGCCGAACCAAAAAGCGCGGCGGATATGCCAAAAAATTCAGCGGACGAGGTTAAGGGGAACGAACGTTGTCCGAAATGTTATTCGTGGCGGACAACAATCACCGACTCGCGGCCGAAATCGGACGGCCGCGAGCGGTTTCACTATTGCGAGGACTGTCAAATCAGGTTCAAAACAAAGCAAAATGTCGTCGGAATTTACAAAAAAAAGGGTTAAATATACTATATGTTGAATAAATATCCATGCATGGATACTAAATATTGACATAGTTTAGTTAGTTTGGCGGGGTGTAAGCATTGTCGGGCGATCGGTTTCGCTCAGTTTAACCCCACGAAAGAGGCGGCCCGCGGTTGTGGGTCGCCTTTTTCAGTTTTAAAACTATTCACGGGGGAATAATGGCCGTATCCATCACCGTACCAACTATCGAGCCGACCGAAGTCGTCGCCGGCGATACATGGACTTGGAAAAAATCGCTCGACACCTTTCCCGCCGACGAATGGACGCTCGTTTATCATCTTGTCAAAGACGACCATCGAATCGAAATAACCGCGAGCGCCGAGGGGACCGACCATTTAGTCGAGGAAGTCCCGACCGACACCGCGGAACACACGGCCGGCGTTTACAAATATCAAGCCCGAGTTACTAAAAACGCCGAGAGCTATATCGTCGAAACCGGAACGATTGAAGTCCGGCCGAACTTTGCGGCGCAAACAATGGGCTATGACGATCGGTCGAACGCGAAAAAGATCGTCGACGCTATTGACGCCGTTCTTGTCAACAAGGCCTCGCAGGACCAACAGAGCATTTCGATCGGCGGCCGAGCGTTGTCGCGTTTTTCATGGTCCGAGCTTGTCGAAGCTCGCAAGGAATTCCATCGAATTTATATCGCCGAGGAACGAAAAGCCGGCCGTTTGAGCAAGGCCGTCGGGGTTAGTTTATGAATATATTCTCAAGGCTTTTTAGGGGCAAGCCGAAACCCACTCGCCGGCCGACGCCGCGACGCCGGCGGAGTTTCGGGGCCGCGGATATTGGCCGCTTGACGCAAAGCTGGACGACGACAAGCCAAACGTCCGACGAATATTTGAAGTCAAAGCTCAACCTTTTGCGGGCGCGGTCCCGCGACGTCGCCGAAAAGGACGACTACGGCAAACGGTTTCTCGCCTTGGTTCGCGCGAACGTTATCGGACAGGGGGTCAAACTGCAATCGCTTGCGACAAACCGCGACGACGGCAAGGTCGATAACTATGCAACAAAGGCGATCGAAAGCGGGTTTCTCGAATGGGGGCAAAAAGGCGTTTGCACAGTTTGCGGAAAATTATCATGGACCGACGTTCAAGGGCTTGCGCTCGAGTCGGTCGCACGTGACGGAGAGATTCTTATCCGGCGCTTGCGGGGATGGCAAGACAACCGTTTCGCCTATGCGTTGCAATTGATTGAGGCGGACCATCTTGACGTTGATCTCAATAAGCCGGCGAAAGGCGGGAACGAAATTCGACTCGGGGTCGAGTATGACAAATGGGACAGACCCGTCGCGTATCACGTTACGAAAAAACACCCGGCACAAAGCTCATATTCGAATTTTACCGTCGGCGGCGGTCATTACCGCATACCGGCGAACGAAATAATTCACCCGTTTATCACGAACCGGATCAAGCAAACGCGGGGTGTCCCGTGGCTTGCGACGCCTCTTTTCCGGCTGAATATGCTCACGGGTTACGAGGACGCCGAACTCGTCGCCGCTCGGACCGCGGCCTCGAAAATGGGTTTCCTAAAGTCAGAGGACGGGGACGGGTACGCGGGCGACAACGACAAGGGCGACGACGCGACAATCGAGGCGGCCGAACCGGGGCTTATTGAACAATTACCGGACGGCGTCGACTTTGTCCCGTGGGACCCGACACACCCGACGACGGCGTTCAAGGATTTTGTCCGCGCGATTTTGCGCGGCGTGTCCGCCGGCCTCGGCGTTTCTTACGAGGCGTTGGCGAACGACCTCGAGGGTGTGAGTTATTCGAGCATACGACAGGGGAAACTCGACGAGCGGGACCAATGGCGGGCGTTGCAACGATGGACGGTCGAAAACATACACGAAATCGTTTTTGCGGATTGGCTTGAAATGTCTCTCACGTCCGGCGCTTTGCACTTGCCGTTGTCGAAAATGGACAAGTTTCTCGCCCATAAATTCCGGCCGCGTGGATGGGCGTGGGTTGACCCGGCAAAGGAAACGGACGCGGCGATCGAATCAATAAAAGCGGGCTTGACGTCGCTTTCCGACGTGGCCGCCGAGCGCGGCGAAACCCGCGACGACATACTCGACCGGCTTGCCGAGGACAAAGCGGCGGCCGAGGCTCGAGGTCTTAACCTAACAATTTTCACCGAGGGGGCGAACAATGCCGGAACACAACAAACAAGCGACAACGGAAACGATAAAAACGCCGGTCCTATTTCGAACGGCGACGATTAATCGAGACGGGATCGACGAGGAAAAACGAGCGGCCGAACTCTCTTTTTCAAGCGAGGAGCCTTATCGCCGGTATTTTGGCGACGAGATTCTCGGCCATAAAAAAGACGAGGTCGACTTGTCATTTATGGCCGGCGGGTCCGCGCCTCTTTTGAAAGATCACAACACGAGCGAACAAATCGGCGTCGTGTCAAAGGCGTGGCTCGCGGATAAAAAAGGCCGCGCTCTTGTCAAATTCGGGAACTCGGACGTCGCAAAAACCGAGTTCGCCGACATTGTCGACGGGATTCGTTCAAACGTTTCCGTCGGCTATAAAGTCAATGAGATGGTTTTGCTCGAGTCGAGCGAAAAGGACGGCGACAAGTATCGCGTCACGTCATGGACGCCGCTCGAGTGCTCGATCGTATCAATACCGGCCGACGCGACCGTCGGAATCGGGCGGGGGTCCGAAACCGAGGGGCGCGAGTTCGAAACCGTAATTATCCGCGGCGCGGGGGTGTCCGGAGAAAGCGGGGCGAGCGTGGCAATTGAAAACGAGGCTCAGGAAAAACTAATAACCGTTAACGAAAGAGAGGTAAAACAAATGGCAGATGAACAAAAATCAGAGAAAAAAATCGACATCGAAGCTATCAAGGCCGAGGCCGTCGCCGCTGAAAACACCCGCGCCGCGGAAATTCTTGCACTTGGCAAGACTCACGGGTTCGAGGACGAGGCCGCGAAAGCAATCACCGACGGGAAATCCGTCGAGGTTTTTCGGTCCTATGTTCTCGAGAAACTCGCCGAAAAGGGACTCGAGCCGGTAGAAACCGGCGGCGACCTCGGCATGAGCGACAAAGAAGCGAAACAGTTTTCCTTTATTCGCCTTTTTGCGTCTCTCGTTGACCCGTCAAGCCAGAAAGCGCGCGAGGCCGCGGCTTTCGAGTACGAGGTCATTGACGCTTACGAGGGCAAAAGCAACCGTCGCGAAATCCGAGGACACTTAATCCCTCCGGACGTTCTGAGACAGGGCCTGCCGGATATGCAAAGGGACTTGACCGTCGGGACCGACTCGGCGGGCGGCTATTCCGTAGGGACCGACCTCGTTTCCTTTATCGACGCCCTACGTAACAAGGTTATGTGCGCGCAAGCCGGCGCGACCATGCTCCGCGACCTCGTCGGCGACGTGGCAGTTCCAAAGCTAAGCGCGGGTGCAACCGCTTATTGGCTCGCAGAAAGCGGCGCGGCAACCGAAAGCGCGCAGACTTTCGCGCAATTGGCATTAAGCCCGAAAACCGTCGGCGCTTTCACCGATATTTCGCGGAAATTGCTTGTTCAGTCCTCGCTTGACGTCGAGGCCTTGGTCCGGAACGACCTCGCGACCGTTCTCGCGATCGCGCTCGACCTCGCCGCCTTGCATGGCACGGGAACCGACAACCAGCCGACCGGCATCGCCGCAACTTCGGGAATCGGAAGTGTGGCGGGCGGAACGAACGGCCTCGCGCCGGCATGGAGTCATATTTGCGAACTTGAAACCGACGTCGCCGTCGGAAATGCCGACATTGGCCGCCTTGGTTACATGACAAACCCGAAAGTCCGCGGAAAGCTGAAACAGGTTTTCGCGAACGCGACTTACGGCGAAATTCCGTTGTGGACCGGCAAGGGCGGGCAAGGTGAATTGAACGGTTATCCGGCCTATTGCACGAATCAAGTTTCGAGCGCATTGACAAAAGGGTCGAGTTCCGGCGTTTGTTCGGCGATCTTTTTCGGTAATTGGGCCGACCTTGTTTTCGGCCTTTGGTCCGGCGTCGACATTCTCGTCGACCCCTACACCGGGTCAAGCTCCGGAACCGTTCGCGTCACGGCCTTTCAGGACGCCGACGTCGGCGTTCGTAACGCCGCGAGCTTTTCCGCAATGCTCGACGCACTCACAACCTAACAACCCGCGGGCCGGACATGAATAGCCGGCCATAGAAACCGCGCCGGCCGCAAACCTCACCGGACAAACCGGACCGAGCGGCGGCCGGCGCATCAAAAAAGCGAGGTAAAGAATATGCGCGACCATTACAACAACTTAAAAATAGATCAATGTCTCGACCCCGACACCGTGACCACGGACACCGATTGCGACTCGGTCGACTTGCTCGGGTATAACGACGGCGTTTTGTTTATTGTCAACGTCGGCGCGTCCGGCGACACGCTTTCCAGTTCGCTTTATACCGAACTCGAGGTCGAGGAAAGCGCCGACGATTCGTCTTTTACCGACGTTGACGACAGCGACCTTTCGAATTATGTCGCCGGCAACAACGACGGGACTTTCGCAAAAATTGACGCCGCCGCCGAGGACGACGCGGTCTTTTACGTTCAATACAAGGGGTCAAAGCTATATGCTCGTGTCGTGATTAACGTCACGGGGACGCACTCGAACGGGACTCCGATTGCGGTTACGGCGATCCGTCTCGGCAAACAGTCCTTGCCGGTGTCCTAAATGCTAACCATTAAAAACGCGGCCGCGACGATTCGCGGCGAATCAAGGGGGGTTGAAATGCCGGACGTGAGAATCAAAATAAAAGAGCCGACCGTCGGGACCGGCGGCGAACATTGGGCCGCCGGCCATGTTGCGACCGTTTCGGAGTCAAAAGCGCGCGACTACATTTTGAACGGAAAAGCGGTCCCCGCCGGCATGGTCAAGAAAACCGACACTCCGAAAAAGGCCGCCGCGCCTAAAAAGGCCAGCAAATCAAAGGCAAAAGGCAAGGCAAAAAAATAAATGTCCTATCCGATCGACAATAAAACCGACTTTTTCGGTTGCGGGTTAGGCGAGGAAACCGTCGCCTATACACCG